TTGGCGTACATTCCGCCCATGTTCATCTTCTTCGCGGAGCCACCCTTCTTCATGCCCATGCCCATCGGGGCAGCAGGAGCAGCCATTGCACCACGACCAGCGCGAGCAGCCATAGCGCGACCCATCATGTCCTTAAGCGCACCCATCTTCTTGTTAGACTTTTTCATTAGCGCATCTTTCCTTTTGTCTTACCTTTTATGGCTATACCGTCACCACGACGGGAAGCTGAACTCTTAGCCGGGGCGCTCTTGGCCTTGGCCTTGACTTTACCACCCTTTTTGAACGGGGTGGGACGGCTAGCCATGGGGCCCATAGCGTTAAACGCCGGGGGGTTGGTGCCCATCGCAGGGTTCTGGTTCGGCATATTCGTGCCCATCGTCTGACCCGGCATGGGGTTCATCTGGTTAAACCCGTAGTTAGGGGTACCAGAAGCTACGTTACCACCATCTGCATACTTCTTCATGGCCTTAGCCTTTTTTGTTGATTTCGTCGATTTTTGTTTCAAGCCGTAGAAAAGCCGCATCAAAGCGGTCACCCAGTTTCTCAAAATCACGGCTGTACTCCGCTCTAGTAATATGATCCCGGGCAATCTCTTCCCGGGTCTTGTTCATAAGGATACCAAGACGAGCCAGCTCGTCAAACTTGCCCTTCAGCAAAAGCCCCATGCCTGCTACAATAGCACTAAGAATAATGTTCCAGATCATCATTTCCACGTCAGCAGTCCCACGCCCTAAGGCTTTTGTTGATCCGGCTATTGGGGTCGTTAGCGGTCTTGGCGCTGGTAAGCTTCTTCTTCATCCCGGACATCCGGGCACAAAATGACTTCTTGCGGGCACCACCTTCAGGCTGGGGGCGCTTCAGGCCGGGTTTCCCGGGGTTGGCAGCATTGTAGGAAGCACGTCCCTTGGCGTTTAGACCGCCCTTGGGGTTCTTACCTTCTTTGCGTGTCCATGCCGGGGACTTAGCCATTGGACGCCTTCTGGTCAGGGACTATCATGGGGTAGAGGACATCGTTACCAAAAGCACCTTTGTACTCCTGCACGCCCATGTGACCCAGCTTGATGGTAGGGTCGATCCAGACTTCGAAGCCTTCGGCCCGGACGCGGTCACAGAAGAGGAAGTCCTCCCCCATGTAGCCCTCGGCGGTGACCTTGAAGTCGAACATGGCGTTCAGGCGGCGGTTAGACCGCTTGTCGTCGTATTCCCACTCAGGGTGCTTGGAAGACAGGACTTCGAAGACTTCGCGGCGGACCATCATGAAGGCAGTAGCCACCCGCTTCGCACGTACTAGGCCCATACCGTTCATGGTCAACTGGCCGTTCTCGTCGTAGTCTAGGTCGGTGATATAGACCTTGTCTTCGCTGCGCGTGCGGGGAACCCCGGCGACGATGCCCTTTTTGGGGTCCGAAGCCCAAGCCATAAGCCGGAAAACGTCGTCCGGTTCGAAGTTAATGTCGGAATCAATGAAGAGCAGGTCCGTGCAGTCGGACTCCAGCATGTCCTTAGCCAGCAGGTTGCGGACCCGGGAAACCACCGAGCAACCGCAGATACTGCCTATCTGGATACTGACACCGTGCTGGCCTGCGGACTGGGCAAAGCTAGCCAACGACACTGCCAACTTCAAGGAAACCTTGAAATCGTAGGCTGGCAGAGCGATGAAGAGCCGCCTTCCCGCTAGTTCGTAACCCTTAGTTGCCGCCACAGCATCACCCGTAGAATATGGTTGTGGTTAAGTTAGCGACTAGACCTACGTAGATACCGTTCTCGGCAAGGATACCTTCACCGGGGATAAAAGCGGTGAAAGAAGTGGAGTTGTAGCTATCCACTTCCATAAGGATCGTCGCGTACATCGTCACGTTGCCGTTTGTGGTCAGGCTTGCCGTGGTAACCGTGAAGGCGTTGGGGGAGGTGACGGTGACGGCGTAGACGTTGTTTGTCGCACCGCTTCCCGTGGTGAAGTTCAGCCAAACCCTATCACCAGTAGTCAGACCATGAGCGGTAATCGTTACCGTACACACAGTAGAACCGGGAATATCGTAGGTACCCGTCTGGGTGCTGTTATCCGCGAAAACAGCGTTTCTAGCCGCTGCCGCAGCGTTAGCAGAGACAATAGCTCCCTTTAGGCGAGTACGGTAGTTAACCGCAACACCCGAAGCAGACATGTGCTTAGACTTGACATCATATTGCATTGCCATCAACGAGCTCCTTGGCTTCTTCCGGCGTATTAAGACGCTGAATAAGCATTTTATAAGCAGTTACAGTGGCTTGGGCCCTAGCGGTAAAGGTTTGTGCCTTTTCCATTTCGCGCTCCAAGTCACTGATTTCCGAAAGCAAAAAGTCTTCGGTTATCTGCACGTTAAGCTACCGTCGAGACCATGATGTAGTAGGTCGTCCCGTTGGCGCTCAACACCGGCATGGTGTGGGTGACCGAGGGGCTGCCAACCGCCGCACGGAACACACCAGCAGCAGCAGGGGTCGGGACGCTCATCATGTTGGCGAGAACCTTGCTGCCCGAGTTGGTCACGCGAATGAACGCAGCCGACGCCGGGACCGTGCAGTTAGACGCCAGATCACTATCGAGCTGGAGGGCCGACAGGGTGCCGCCCGGGTTAGCCAGAGCGCCCATGCCCAGAGTAGCACGCAGGGCGTTGCCCGCACCGGAGATGGTACCGGGGCTGTTGATCGACATCGAGATATGGGCACCATTGATCGTGCCACCAGTCGCCGCGCCAACGCCAGTCACAACCGAGAACGCACGAAGGGTTTCGCCCGAACCGGTGGAGGTGAAGGTCAGCTTTTCGTACACAAGGCGGGTGTCGCCCGAGGTGGCCGAAGTCGTGCCGAAAGAACTGGAAATGTTAGTAGCAGTAGTAACGGTAACGGGGTCGGAAGAAGTACCGCCGATAAAGCCGTTCTGGGACGCAACGGGTCCGCTAAAGGTAGTCTGGGCCATGGAAATTCTCCGTGTTGTAGCACATCCCCGTACCGTCTCTACAACGTCTGCTAGGACAGTCGGTACAGGTAAAGGAACCTAGATTGGGAAAAACATACAGTCTATTAGAAAAAAGGGAAGGGGTTTTATCCCCTTCCCCCTAGTCTTCTTACGGAGCGCCAGCCGAGGCGAACATGCCCAGCGGGTCGGACCAACCGAACGAATAACGCTCGCGGCTCTTGTAACGAACGTTGCCGGTATCGAAGTCTCCGTCCATCGACTGCGTCATCGGTGCGCGGATAAAGTGCTTCAAACCATTCGGAACGTCCGTGGTCAGGAACCAAGCGTCGGTGTCGGTCAGGTAGTGGTTAACAGTGTAACCCTCCGGGATCGAACCGTTGCTCTTCAGAGCGTTGATGTCGTTGTCGGCGGTGCTTACACGGAGTTCAGTCTCCAGCAAGCGGGTCGAAACGAACATCAGGCTCGGCGGGACAACCAACTTACGGGGCTTAGCTGCGATGAGCAGGCCGCGTTCATCCGTCCAAGCCGCGATCTGAATTACGGCAGCTTCGAGGCTGGTTTCATTCAGGTCGGCAGGGGTGGGCGGAATGTTGGAGTTGGTACCACCGGAAACCAGCGGATGCGAAGCGCTGAACAGAGGCTGACCGTCGCCGCCCAGATAGGACGAGCTAAAGCCGTTGTTCAGAATCGCAGCCGCCTTGGTCTGCTTGGTATACGCCATGGCACGAGCCAGAGCCTTGGTGTAACGCGAAGACAGAGAGTCATAGAGGTTGTCCTCGATGGCTTCTTCCGTCAGCGAAAACCCAAGAGCAATCGTCTCGTGGTTGTAGCGGGCAGTGAAGACTTCCTGCGCATTGTCATAAGCAATGGCAGAGCCTTCGTTCTTAACCGGAGCAGCCGAAAAACCGGACAGCTTGGTTTCTTCTTCGAACGAGCGTTCCGAAGTTTCGGTCTCAAAGATTTCCTTATGCTCTTCGCCGTAACGAGCATATTCCAGACCGAACAGAGCGTTCAGGCCGGGAAGGAGTTCCTTAAGAAGTTGTGCGCGTGAAATAGCCATTTGTCATGTTCTCCTTAAACGCCGGTAGGCTGGGTATACTGGTGCCCGCCAACAGCGCCGGTTGTCGGCGCATTCCACTTCACAATCACTTCGGTGTAAGAACCGGGATAGCCCGCGATGGCGGTTTCCGGGACCACGTCGATGATGCGAATGGGGTACGTGTTGGTGGTAGCCGTGGTAGCCAGAATAGCCACCGCAGAGTTACCAGTGATCGTGGAGCCAACGTTCTGAACCAGCAGGGCGTTGTTGCCAACGTTACTGCGATTGACATAGCCAATCGTGGTGGTGGCAGACACTACCGCAACCTTGAACAACTGATCCGGGTCATCCGCCACGAAGGCAACGATGTCCGAAGCATAAACAGCGCCGGGATAGTACTGACGGAACGTCTTTCCGAAGACTGGGTCCGTATAGGAGCAGCCGAGAAGAACGCCAACAGGGGTAGCAGCGTCAGTGCCGGTGTCCTGAACCAGAAGTCCGGTGTTCGCCAGCTTCACAACGTCACCATAAAAGATGGCCGTCGCGGAGTTGGAAGCAATCGGAATCTGGCGCGTCGCGCCTGCAAAAACCTGCCCGCCAATCAGATTGATCGGAAGAAGCCCATACGGGGCTGTGACAGAAGGGTATGCCATTAGTTTCTCCTAGTTATTTGCCTTTGCCAAACGAGGACGAAGACTTCCTTTCACTAAAAAGGGGCATCTTCGGATTGTTCTCGCGCATAAAGTTATTGTCTACCGACTCGATTTGGTCTCGGTTCTTCTTAGCGAAGTATTCGCTGCGTTGAGCCATGAACTCCTCGGGAATCTTGCAGAGCAACAACCCACCGACCTCAATGTTGTTCTTAAAACGACTATTGGGGTCCACCATCATGTGGAACTTGGGCTGTTCTTCGGACTTTACTGGTTCCCAACCTTCGCGCATCTTCGCAGACACATTGCTCGGGTCGGCTACATTCAAGTTCGAAACACGAATCCACCGGTACGAATATCCGGGCTGTTTGTCCGGTTCAGGCAGGGCCGAAGCTGGCTGCCATGATTTGGGACGCTCGGACTGGGTACGGTTTTCAAGTTCGCGTGCAAGTCTAGTCTCAGCCATTTTAGTTCTCCAACTTTCTCAGTTCCCGGGCGTACTGCTCGGGGGTTAAACCTAACTTCTTCGCAAGTAGAACTTGCGATTGTTTCAGTACGATCTTTTTGGAGGACGTACTGCGAGAGGCCGAAGCAACTACTGTGGCTGGCTTGGTTTCGGTGCGCGTAACGGGCTTGCCGCCCCCGTTAGCCGGTTGTTCCTGCTCCCCAAAATACTCTGGAAAGCGGCGGCGCATCGTGTCATCGACGTTGCGCCAATACTCGTCAGTACCAACATATTCTTTGCCGTACTGTTTTTCGAGTTTCTGATGGTATCCCAAAGCAAGGGATGTCATCTCCACGTCTGTTCCCCACCACGTATTGCGCTCTTGCCACGCAGTAGTCTTAGGGTCGAGACGCGGAGCTTGGGCCACGTCCTGAGCAATTTCTACCTCAGGTTCTGGAGCTTGTAAAGTAGACCTATAGTTTTTTAGCTGATGCAGGCGGTAGTTAGCGTCTGTCATCTTTTCCTGAGCTTCGACAACCTTGTCCGAGTCCCCGGCTTCGTAGGCTTCCTTGTAGGCTTTCCGTGCCGCAGTCATCTCCATTTCCGCAGAGTTCTTGGAGGTATCGACCAGCATCTGCTCACCCTGAGACAGGCTGTTCTTTAGGCGGCGGTTCTCATCAACGACGCGGCGGGCTAAGTTAATGGCCTCCTGCTGTTCGCGGACAGCAGCTTCCTTTTCCCGACGCTCATCGTGCCAGACCTTCTTCATCTGCTTGAGGCGGGTTTTGACCTTGTCGGAG